GCGAGAGCTTTGCCTTTCTTAGGAAGAGCCAATTTATATGCTGGGACAGCAATTGGATCATATATGGCTGGAAATTATTTAGGAGAAAAAACAGGTCTTACAAATTATTTAAGTTCTAAAATTTCCAATCAAATATTGAAATCTCAAGGAATTGATCCAGATCAATTTCAAATTCTTCCTGATGGTTCTATTAGGATTCCTCCTTCAGGACTTGCATCGCCAACAATGTCTTCTAGTCCAAGTCGTCAATCATTATTAACTCCACAAATATCTGCTCAAAAAAAATATACTGGTATAGGAGATTTATATAATCAAGTTGGTCTTGCGCGTAATCCATTATCATTAAATCCTCAAATTCCAAGTTATTTAAATAGATTTGCACCATTTTATGGTTCTGGATCAAATTATTTTAATACTCAAGGAAATTCTGGTTTCCAACAGTATATGAAATATTTAGGGATTGGTACAGGAACATCTCTGAGCACATTATCTTCATTTAACTATCCAAGAACTCCTACAACTATTAGTCCATATGCATTTGCTAGTTCGACATTTGGTGGTGGAGCAATAAGTTCTGGAATGGGTATGGCTTCTGCAGCTTCTACCTATTTTTCAGCTGGTAGTAGATTAGGTATCGCTCCAAGTTGGGCAAGTAGAGCTACTGGAGGACCAATATATGGAGGTACATCTTATAAAGATGATGTTCCTGCTATGTTAATGGGTGGAGAATATGTTATACGTAAAGATGTTGTAGATAGAATGGGAGAACCTTTCTTTAATAAATTAAATAGAGGACAAATATCTGGATTTGCCGAAGGTGGTCCAGTAGGAACAGGTTTGCCAAGCATTGGCGCTTTATCAGATCAAAATGGACAAGATAATTCTAAAGCCCAATTTGTAGAAGCTTTAACTAAATTATTAAAATCTCTTGATCAACTAAACAGAAGCGTAGAAGATCAAACTAAAGAAATAAAAGATAAAAGCGATTTACAAGAAACATCTACCCAAGATACTACTCAAGGCGGGGGAGTTACAAATAATATTAATATTAGCGTAAATGTTGATCAAAATGGTCAAACATCTAATGATAAGAAAGATGAAAATCAAGATTCTCAAGGTAATGATATGAATGACCAAGAGAAATTTAAGAAGACGATGGAAAGATCTAGAGTCCTTGCAGAATTATTAAGACAACAAATTCTTAAAGTAATCGTAGAAGAACAAAGACCAGGTGGAGTATTATATCAAGGATCTAAGGGTAGAGATCTTGGCCGTTAACAATTCTCGTCATTTTCAAATGTAAATGTTTGAGAAATTGAATCACCAGAATTATCTATCACAACAAATCTAACTGCAAACGTTTTACCATCTTTAATCCATTGTGAATAATCTTTAAGAATTCTTTGATATGCGTTTGCTCTATTAGAAAAATCAAAATCAGGAATAGATAAATATATTGGATAAGATTTAACTATCTCTTCAAATGTATACGTATCAATAACATCTGATCCCATCCATTGTATTGAATTTATATCATCAATTTGTTTAATATATATACTAATTTTATAAATTCCTACATTGTGTTCTGGATAACATAATAATCCTAAATTTAAAGTATTTACAGGATTTGTTGGTTTTTTATAATACATATTAATATTTGATGTTGTATAATCAAACGCAGAATATCTCCAGCTTCTTGATCCAAAAATATAGCTGTCTGTACTGCAAATCTTACCATAAGGATAATTATTTCCAATTTGATCTCCTACATATCTGCTAATAACAAAAAATTGTTTAAATTGAGATCTTAAATTAATTGTATCATTTAAATCTACGCAACAAGTTTTTACGCAATCTGACTTATTATTAAGGAGTGTGAATGGACAAATTTTTAGTAAAGTAAATTCTGGATTATTTATATTATTAGCTAATAAATAAAAATCACCAAAGAATGGAACATCAGCTGGATCTTCAATTATTTTAAATTTCGTTGGATAAACTAGAAAAGATATCATCTTTTTAGAATCTATGATATTCTTAACGTCTACTTTTTCTCCATTCAATATAGGATCAGTATCTATCCCACAAGAAGACACGAATTTAGCTATAAAATAATGATGATTCGTGCCATTTATTTCTTTTATTCCTTTTTCTAAAATTGTATCTGTGCCTGATATACCTTGTATAATAAAATCTTGAGCATCTGGAATATCTAAAACAAATTCAACAATTGCATAAGCATCTTCTTTTTGTATGCCAACACTTAATAATTTTACCATATAAATATTTTTTGCGGCAAAATATTTTAAATCATTTTTGACATATTTAAAATCTATAGCTTCTGGAGACTCTTGATCTCCTATATTACCTGGATCATAAGCTCCAAGATAACTTGGGCTATCGTTAATTCCATTTGATGGCACATCTTCTGGCTCTAGACCAAAATCAAAACTAGTTGAACTATACTTATAGCTATCTAAACATCTATATGTAGTTTTATACTTATTTTCATTTGGAAATGTTCCATTTATTTCTGCTTGTGCTCTTGGAAAATAATCAAAAAATTGTGGACCAGAAGCTACACCATCTCGCTCAAAATCGAGCATTCTAGCTCCTTCTTTATTTAGATAATTATTCCTATAAGTTTCATTAGGCCAAGCTATAAAAGGATAACTTTCAGGAGTAAAGAAATATACAAGGCCTTGATAACTGGCAGCAATCGTAGATGTATAATTTTTATTATCTTTAATGAATTTATTTAAAGTAATATATTTATCAATTAAATCTGTTGTATTCAAATAAGTAAATACTGCATCATTTGTATATCCTACATTTTGTAAATATAGATCTAAAGCAGAAGCTTCTAAACTATTTAAATAATATAATTTAACAGAAAATATATTATCATTTAATAATAAACTATCTGAACTTAATCTGCAGGTTATTTTATAATGCAAATTATTTTGATCATCCATAGATTCTATTTTATAGTTTGGATTAACATTTAGAAAATCTATATCTTTAAGATTTCTTAAAAAGATAAATTTATCATAATAATCTGTTTGTTTATCTGTATTAATATTCTCTCTATATTTTGTTGGAAAGAGTATTACAGAATCTATACCTGCATGTATTGGTAATGAATTTTTAATTTCAAAAACAATTTTATTGTTATCTTCTCGGTAGTAATTTTTAAATATTTTTAGGACTTTGCTTTGAGGAATTCTATTATGATTTATTTTTAATACTTTATATCCATCTAAATTCGTATATCTTTGAGAATCATAAGTATTTATATTTCCTCCTGCAGATGAATTGCCTTCAGTATCAACTGCTTCTACTACAACATAATAATTATTATAATGTCCTGCCTGAGCGATTTGAACATAAGGTGTTGGAGATGAATTACCAGAACCAGTTAAATTTATTAGTTGATTAACAAAATCTCCTGTATTTTGAACTTCTGGATTAAAAACTAAAGTATTATTTGGAGCTATACCTTCTGTATATGTTGTATTTTTGCTAATATAACCATTAGCATTTAAACCATAATCAAATAAGAAATATCTATTGTCTGAACTAATTATTTCTGGAACTTTTTCTGTAGATGATATATCATCTCCTGCTGAAGTTAAATTTATTTTTTCTATTTTTAAATCTGGTGCAGAAAAACTTATTTGAGGAGTTAAGCATGGTAAAGTTGTATTATATATATCATTAGATTTATTTCTTAAAACCGTATTATCAGTTAAAATTCCACTTACTTCATTAATTGCTGGAATTACTCTAACATTAAAATTAATTGCGCTATCTTTAAAATATTTTGAAAAATCATATTCTATATTTTCTGGTGAAAATTTTTGAATATTTTCTATAGTATCTGAAGTTAAATCTTGTTGCCAAGCAATATATGAATAAGGCGTACTAACAGTAATATCATTTTTATTATTGATAGAAATATTAGACATTCCTCCAGAATAATTTATGTTATCTTCTAGTAAAATTTGTTCTGTATAATAATTTAAATTTTGTAATTTGACTTCTCTTATAGGATATTGTGAAGGTATTATTCCTGAGAAGAATACCCCAGTAGATTCGTAACCAAAAATATTTTTACAAAAAACAGTTAAGTAATGAATCCCTGTTGTCTTAGGGATATGATAAAAATACTCTTCATTTGTTGAATAAGGAACTTCCTTTAATAAGAATTGATTTGGATTTGTATTAGGTTCAGTATTAAACGCATAAGTACTTAAATATACTCTATATGATTCTATATTTTCAGTATTTTCTATTGGTTTAATATTAATTTGAAAACCTTTACTATTTTTAGTTATATCAACTACATCTATTGTCGCGTTTGGTAATTTAGATGGATAATTATTCATTATATATCATCTCCTAATGCGTATTTATTTTCATCATATTGTAACGCAGTAATTTTATATCTATATTCTTCTTGCTCTTCAATATCTAATACTCTAAATTTTTGAGTTTTATCCATATAAGGCTCTAAAGCTGCTCCTGGATAAATATCGGTAGTATTTTTTCCAGATATACTTGGACTTTTTGTATAATCATATTTATTTGGGTCAAGCTCAATTGTCCAAACCGTATTTTGCAATAACGTATGTTCTTTATCGTCTAAACTGGCTCCACCAAAACTTAATTTTGTATAACCATAATAATTATTTCCAGTTTCTAAAGTGGCATAAATACCAAAACTATTTGTAGAATCAGAAGCGCCATCTATATTATAATTAACAGTTTGAATTTGTTTTCTTCTAATTAATGAAGTATTAATTCCTGATTGTAAACCTTCAGTATTTATAAATTCTATATTATTGATTATTTGACCATTAAATACGTTGACTTGTTGAGTCTCTTGAAGATCTGTCAAATAATTTCCTGTTGGTGTTCCCAACTCTATATTTCCTGCAGGAGTTAAAATATTGAATTTACATCCACTAATTACTGGAAGATATCCAGAAATATCTTCATATTTAACATCTAAAATTGCATAATTTTTATTAAGTTCATATGTTCTTCCACCGAGTATTTTATTTTGTCTATTTTGATCTTGAACTAATATAATATCTCCTGGCTTCAAATACATTGCTGGAAGACTTGTTTCAAAACTAATTAATTCTGATTCTGAATTTTCTGATAATAAAGTCCATTTGCCTAATCTTTCAGCTTGACCTTCGCTAGTTGAACCAAATGCACTTACTTCCGTTTCTCTAATTCCATATTTGATTATACCTTCTCTATTTTCCACATATTTTACAGCAGGTTTAAAGAAATTATCTTTATCATTATATCTAACTAATGCAATATTTCTTCTAACTCTTCTACTTGTATTACTATATGTAAATTCTCCATCTTTTACATTGCTATTATTAAATATATATATTGGATCTTTTGGTCTATCTTGAGAAGTCATAATAAGTCCAGCACTATAATAAACTAGACCTCTAAATATACTTGCCATATCATTAACTACTTTATAAGCGTCTTCTCTAGTAGCAATTAAAAGATTGCAAGTGAATCTTGGTTCTAGACCACCTTTACCGTCATTAACTAATTCATCACAATATTTACTAATTTCATATAATGTCCATTTATCTGTATATCTTGGATCAACATATTTACCTAATCCGTATCTTCTATTTGTTAGAATATCATAAAAACACCATGCAGGATTATCTGTCCATGCTAATTTAAATGAACCATCCCAAATTCCATCATATGTTTTAGACCAAGGATTATAATTTGTTGGAACTTTAACTTTCAATAATCTAGCATCATAAGAACGCTGTGGAATACTTGTGAAAAATCTTGCATCAAATGTTGTCATAATACCAGCTGTATGTGGTATAGCTAACAGCTCGTTATAGACTTCAGTTACTGAATCTATTCCAGCTCTTAAAACTATATTACTATCAATTGGTTCGATATAAGTCGGTTCAATTTCTATTTCCCATCCAATAGTTTTTTCATTAGATATAGCGTTTAAACCTGTCCATTCAAAAGTTTCAATATATGGCCCTGCATTTAATCTTCCTGTAACAATTAATGGCAAAGATGTTTTCCCTCCACTTCCTACTACTATAGGAGTAGTAACTAATCCATCTGATCCACTTCCTTTATCTATTCTTTTTAAACTGATATTAAAAGTTACGCTTTGTCTATCGATTCTACCTCCAACGCTGTTTTCTGCTGCTTGATCTGCTGAATCCCAAATTGTTAAATCAACAATTTGTTTAAATAAACTAATTACTTTAATATGTAATCTAAGACCATATAAATCTTTAGTCAAAACATTAATAGATTTTTTATATGTTTTTTCTGTTCCATCTTGAAACTTTCTTTTACCAAATAATTTTATTCCTGCAGTTTTTGTACTAGTTAATCTTCTTGGTAATTTTGCTGCATCTGTTAAAACATTTCCATTTTGATCCCTAATTTCTAAATAATTAACGTATATGCCGTTGCCTGCTTTTTTAGAGTAAAACTCCTCTTCTAAATTAATATTTTTTAATTCATTTAAGTTAGCATGTCTTGGAGAAGAATCTGCGTTATCAAATTTTAATTTAATAAAATCAAAATTTACACTGCCAGGATTTGGATATGTATCATCTGCAAGAGCAGTTTCATTCCAATATATTGATCTTATAAAAGAATTTTGTCCTGGATATCTTATTATATCAACTCCATTTTTATATCCTATATCTCCTTTTTGATAACCTGGTCTTGGTTTTATTTCATAATCAACAATACCTTCTATAGGGCCTTCTCCTAATATATCTAAAAGAGATATATTGGTAAGAGATGTAATTCCTATATCTTTTGATTCAGAAAGGTTATTTCTATATTGATATAGATAATTATTATAAGTAACACTATTACCTACTTGAGATATAACTCCTCCTGTACAATTTCCAGGTATAGTATTACTAGTTAAAGCTGTTGCCGCCCAATAAGTATAATTTCCTTTTCGCGGTCTAGAAGAGCCTCCTCTATTATGCACAAAAATATCTTCAATGATATAAGTATGATATTTTTCTACTTCTATATTATAAACTTCTTCAAAATGACTTTGTTTTATATCTAAAATTTTAATTTTTTTATTATCAGAAGATATTAAATATTCTCCTATTTTAAAATCTTCTAAAAATCTAAATTCATTATTTTCGTCTAAAAATGGATGACTTAATGTTGTTTCTAAAATAATTCCATTTTCAAGGGTCACTTTGTATATAGGTTGAGGCTCTTTATTATGATCAAAAATTTCAATAATTTTACTTATTTTTATATTTTTTTCTTCATCAAATGCGTATACTTCATCTCCAACTTTTAATTCGTTAATATTTATTTTACCTTTAGGTGTATTTACTCTCATACTTTTAGTAAAACATGTCCCAGTATAAGAACAATTATATACATCTCCAGCTCTAGGAGTATAGGTTCCTAAAAATAAAGTAAAAAGATTAGTAACTCTATTAAAAGCACAAGTATCTACAATTTTAATAAAGAAATTATATACCCCATTTGCTGCAGGAATTCCGTTAGGATATTTTTTTAATCCAGTTTTTGGAAGAGTTTGATTTGCAAATATTGAACCATTTTCTATAGCATTTACATATGAAGGTCCTGGATAATATTGAGTAGAAGTTTTATTTTTTGTTATTGTTACAACGCTATACCCAGGTGCAGTTTGAGTCCCTAAAGGTCCTTCAGTAAAAACAATTTGATGTTCAAGATCTGGTCCAGGATTAAATGATATAGCTGGCATATTTTCTGCTGGATTTGCACTCCAACTAGATTTAATACATGACGAAGCAGTAACTGCAACTTCTTGAGTATAAGGAGTAGATACCGCACCTTTACTAATACTATTTTCTGGAGCGTAACAAGAATTACCAAACGCGTCTATTTGAGATGATGAAGCAGGAGCAATATCGTAAGATCCCTCTATATTTACTGGATAATTATCTTGTGTATTAATATCAATTATATAAACCCAGAAATTAGTTTCTGCATCTAAAGAATCTCTTGGAGTAAATTTTATATCTCCGATAGTTTCTCCATTAGGAGCTATAATATATGAAGATACCGACGCGATGCTTCCTATAGATATTCCAGAAGTTTTTGTTTCAAGATCAACAGTTACAGATGTATTATTTGGAATATCAACTATGCGATACGTTCCATTTTGCAAATTACTACTTGATCTTTTGGCTGGAACACAAAGGTGTGTACCACTTTGTTTTTGTCCTTTTGTGCTAATTCTTCCTGCATTACCACCTGCAATTGCATTAGCTTCTGTATCGTAAATATTAAAAGTATTTCTTGTTATATTTCCAGCATAATATACTGTATTAGCAGTAATTGATGTTGGAAGTTTTCCATTTGTTGTAAATTTTATAGCTTGTCCTTTAGAAAATCCATGTGAACTTAAAGTTACAACTGCAGGAGATGCTAAAGATATTACAACTTGTCTTATAGAAGAATTTGGAATTCCAGTAAAATCCCAACCACTGCTAAACCATACATCTAAATATGAATTTAATATATAATTATGCGTTTGCGTAAGCGTAAAAGTAAGATATCTACTATTTGCAGTATATGAATATGCTCCGTTAAAAGACGCAGGAAAATCATTAGCTTTAATATGTGTGTATTCACTTTTATTAATTTTTTTAAAATAAACTACACTATTTGCAGAATTATTAAGAGATGTAGGATTTTTTGACTGCAATCTCATTGTTATTTTATTATTTTTTAATGCAGAATAACTATTTTGTAATATTTTAATTTCAGAAGGAAATGTTCCACCAGAAGGTTGATTATTCTCTTCATATGGATTAAAATTAAAACTTACAATTCCTGTTGCGCTACCTCTTGCATTTGATATTCCTACTAATGAGGTAAAAGTTCCTGCATGTTTTGGAGTGCCTGTAATCTTTCCATTTGAACTATCAAAAGCTAAACCTTCTGGCAAATTACTAATTCCTAAAATTTTTCCTTTAGAATTTGATATTGTTGAGTTAAAAGAGCTACCCACTGTTCCATTTAAAACAGTGCTTACGGCTATAGTTGGAAAAGATTCTGCAGGATTTAAATTTCCTTTTACAACATTTAAATTAAAAATTATTTTATTTCCTGCGTCAGCATCTTTTTTTGATCTAATTTCAAATGTCCATGTCTCCGTTTTTATTTCTGCCTCAATTTGAGTAGTAATAGTTCCAGATAAAGTTTTAGTATCGCTATTCCAAGTTAAACCTAAATTTTTTAAAACATCTAATTGATTTCCATTCATTATAACATCATAAGCAGATTGTGGATAATTTGTTGCAAACTGATAATTAAAAGAATTTCCTCTGAATACTGTTGCTGTTGCTGGACTTGTGACATATATTGGATCTCTTCCTTCTGAATCAAGACTTTTAATAGTCAAACTTTTTTTACTCGTATAAGTTGTGTTTGTGCCAGTTAAAGACGAAATAATTAATCCTGTATAATATCCAACATAATTAGATTTATTTTTTAATAAATAATTTGTTGTATCATTTGGTTGAAGATAATCAAAAGTGTATAAATCTACTGTACCAGAAGCAGTTAAAGGTCCAGGAATTTGTATTTTAACTGCAGTCGGTGTTGATTCAATTATGGTATAAATTCCATTTTTTATTTGATTTCCAGTTTTAAACTTACAAAATATTTTATCATATAATTTAAATGTAGAATTAGTTACTGTGATTGTTACAGTTTCTATAGTTTGAGTATAATTTTGATTTGCAAAATATGAAGAAAATCTTAATTTATCTATAGAATCTGAATCTGCAAATTTACCAAAATCTGTATAATTTATAGCTGACGGAATTTGATCTGTCGTAATTTCAAAAAGAAATGATTCATTTATTTTAGTTGTTGCCATTCCTTGACTGGTTATTGCTGGAGGAGTCAAAGATGCTCTAGGAGTATTATAAGCTATCATTCCATCGACAAAACTCCAAATAAACCAAAATCCGCGATCTTTATCTATACCTCTAATTGATATAGGATTTCTTAATGAAGACGGCAACCCTGTACTATCAGATCTAGATGTAAAAATAGGGTTATATGCATCTAACAAATCAGATACATTTGCTAACATATCTGTTGTAGGATTACCATCACTATCATATGGTTGACCTACGTCATTATATGTATAAACTCCATCAAATGAATATCCATTTTTGCCTCTATATGCAACGCCCTCAATATATTTATTTGGATCACAATCTTTACATTTTTTAGCCATATTATCCACCGCCTCCTTGCAATGAAGATTGAGATAAAGAGTTTCCTTGGAAATCTTGAATGTCTATAGCATTTCCATAATGATTAAAATAATAACTTTTTGTAGGATAATTTTCTGGCCCTGCATCTGTTGGTGGTTTTCCATCTGATCCATATTTATTTTCTCTAGATTGTATTCTATATAATTGATCATAAGAACTAAAAACTTGATGACTACCTATAATTAATCTTCCATATCCAACTGGAATTGGTCCGCCTTCACCAACAGTATTAACTGGTCCATTAAATGTATAAGATGGTTCTCCACCAGTTTCTGGGGCAGCTTCAAAATCTGCGCTAGGATTTGCAATTGCTTGTGGACTAACCATTGGTGGCGGTTTCATTAACAACATTGATACGCCCAAAGCTAAAAGACCTAATATTGCTGGTGCTAATGCGGCAATTGATAAACCTAAAACTCCTACTCCAAATGGAATAAGTAATATTGCTAAAAATATCGCAAAAATACCTTTAACACTACTCATACCTCCTTTTCCTCCACCACCTCCTTTTCCTCCACCACCATTATGGACAAGCATATCATTTGCTATATATGTATGGTTTTTTTGAACATGAAAATTATATGTTTTTTCGCAACCATCTTCTTCTATATTTTCTATGGGTAATAAATCACCGCTTTCATGTATTAAAACATCTCCAATTTTAAAATCACCTAATGGAGCAAATCTATTATATTCATTTAAAAACCAATGATTTTTTGTTGCCCTAATAATTTTATTTCCCCAAAGTGTTACTTTAATTATCTCAGTTTCATTATGAGAGAAAGTATCTTCAACGATATCAATATGTTTATTTTTATCTTTATCAAATGATATAATTTTTTCTCCTGTTTGTATATCTTCTATATTTTTATATCCTTCTGGTGTTAAAATTTTTGTTCCAGCTGGAAAACAACTACTTCCTCCACCGCCTCCACCACCAGCACCTTCTAAAATTGGTACAACATCAATGCTTTTTAAATTATTTCCAAAATCCATGCAAAATTCAGAATTATTAAGCATTTCAAAATGTTCTTTTTTTACGTCTTTATTTTGTTCTGGTAGATTTTGAGGTTTTGGCACCCATATAGGCCTATTATTAACTAGTATTTCATACTTGAGATTATTTTCTGCATGACGAATTAATGTTTTTGTTAATTTTTGACTATTAGCTTCTATTGCTCTAAAAGCTTCGGCAACGCTATGGACATGAAAGTTCCAATCTGATCCAACTTCTTCTCCTAAAGATCCATGTAGTTTAATATTGACCATATGCCTTTAACCTCTATACCTTAATACATAACTAGTATGTTTTTTATAGAAATTATCGTATATATTTACACAAGAAAAAGAATTTAAAGGTTGATGCAATATCATGTTATCTCCTAGATATGCTGCTGCATGAGTAGGATAATCTTCGCATACGGCTGGAAATATCATCATAATTCCATCATCTTTTTCAAGTTTAACATTTTTATCTAATTTAACAAAACCATTCTCTAAAAAATGTTTTTCATATAATGCTCCTATTTCTTTAATATCTTTAGGATAAGCAGTATATTTTGGAAAATTTAAAAATACATTTCTTTCTCTTTGAGCATAGTCTTTCATAAGAGTAAAACAATCAGAAATCCCAAGAATAAATGGTCTTCCTATATAATGATTTTTTTCAGTATTAGGTATATAAAAATTAAAATAATCTTTATTTAAATTGTAAAGAATATAATGAATATTATATTTATTGCTATTCTCTTTGTCTATTTCACTAAAATTAATATTATCATTTGTATGAGAATGATAACAAGCTATAATTTGGCCAAGATAACTGCAATTTAAATATTCTTGTGGTGATATACTAAAAGAATTAACTTTATTTTTTGCTGTATTTTTACAAGCAAAAATTTCAAATTTTAAAGTCTGTTTGTCGACATATATAAATCCACAAGATTCATATGGAGCAAATTTTTTTGCTTCAAATTTAATTTTTTCTTTTAATTGCAAATTAAATTCAAAATTATTCATTATGATTCTGGTCCTTGTTGTGATCTGTACTTGCCTTCAACCGAAGGGAAACCGCCAAATGGCAATATACCAATTAATTGATTTCCTTTGCCATCTTTTGGAGAAGAAATTGTATCTACAAATAATATATCATTTATTCCTACATCTTTTCCGTAAGTTTCAGAATAGCCAGAGAAGATATATGATCCACTAATTTTAATTGATGAAAAATTTGGATTGTTTTTCCAACGTAATTTACATCCTTTTAAAGTCTTAGAACACGTATCAGATTTCCAATAGTTTGTATTTGGAGGTGCATTTATAGAATTTGCTATATGATTTTTTATAGAAACAAAATAATATTTTATATCATTCTTTTCTATATAAATAAAATTTCCAGAATCATAACTTGCTCCATCTAACCATGTGCCTTTATCTATCCAATTGTTGCTATTTATTTCATTAGAAAATGTAGTATCTGATTCATCTGCTACAGGTGGCGCACTTTGTAAGCCTATAGATATTTGACTATCTAATAAATTTAAATTGTTTGTTGAAGATATTCCATCTGAATATTGCGCTACACCTTGTATTCCTCCATAAACACCAGAATGACAAATTGTCAATCTATCTCCTCTTTCATATAAACATCCTTCGCCTCTATAAACAAACGGACAATTTTTAGATAAAAGAATTCTTGAAGGAAGTTTTACTCCTTCGACATCAAGAAGAGACGCAAGTTCATAAACAACATTAACAGAATCTTCTTGGACTTTTCTATCGATATAATATATATCTGGAGTTAATTCAACTTCTTGAGATGCAGTTGATTGATATGCGATTTGATCAAATTTATCTTTAGCTAAATTTGCTGCTATAGAAAAAATTTGAGTTACTCCTGTGGGAGTAGAATCTTCTATGAGATAATCCGTTGCAAGTAAAAATCCAGTTTGCAAACCTAAAGGATAATTATTGTTGCCTGTATTTGTGACAATGAATTTGCATCCTGTATTAGATATTTCTTTCAAATATTGATTAAAAATAAATCCAGAAGCTGCTTGAGCATTAAATAATAATTTAGGTGAATAATTAAAAGATAATGGAAAAGATATATTATATTCACCCGAAGTATTTAATCCAAAATCATTGACAATTTTTAATGCAACAAGATTTGTTGATTCATTTGAATATGGATTAATTCCAGTATAAGCACCAGTCGTTAAAGTCAGAGAATTTATAGTTAAATTGCCGCTAATAGGTGAAGAAAAATTAATATTTAAACCAGATTGAGTTTGATTTGTTATAGAGTAAATAGTATTTTGAGCATATGACTCAGTATTACTTTTAATAGAAGCAAATGAAATAAGTTGATTAGGATTTTCTGAAAAAATAGGATTAGAAATATCATGAGTATCAATTAAACTAATTTCATCCCAAACTGAACTAACTTCATAGACAGCTAATTTTAATTTATTAGAAGTATTTATTTTAGTAAATTCTTTTGATTTATCCGAAATGATTCCTCCAAATGTTGTGTTAGATCCAGATATCGCAAAAATATCTGCAGCAAATGTTTCTGGAACATTAGAAGAATTATTTATAGATTCGTCTACATATAAATTAAAAAAATCAAAAGATTCTGTATTATAATTTTGAATTTGCTCTATAGTATCTAAAGTTCTTGTTTTATCATCCGTTCTTAAACAAGAAAATATTTTTAAAAAATTATTTTGATTTGCGACAGGATAATAAATCAACCACTTGGAAAATGATGTAGGAATTCTTTTAGATGATCTTACAGTTAATGAATCTCCATCTCTTGACGCCCAAGGTGCTGTATCATATTCATTAAAAGGATTTACATTTCCTTCAAAATTATCAGAACTTAAATATCTTACAAATGTTTTTCTTCTACTTACTTTAGAGCCAACAATATCTTTTAGATCATTTATTTGCATCCTAATATATTTATAAAATGAATTAAATTCATCATCTAAAAATTGGCTTGAAAATTTAACTTTTGGCGTTGGAATTGTTCCATTTGATGTTATATCAAATTGCTCTCCATATATTGGAAATGGAAAATAATATTCCCCTTTCCATTTAATTATACCGCGATTAATATTAAATAAATTAAAATCATTATGTATTCTAAGTACGCCATTTTTAATAGGTCCTTCTGTTGCAGGATAATTAATAGATTCTGGACGAATTTGATTTAAATTAATTTCATATAAAAAAATTGGAGTAGTTGGTTCAATTTCATGTATATGCGTATTGATTGATTTTTGAGCTTCTAATGCTTGCGAAAAATATTCGCTAGGCAAAGGCTTTTGAAGAGACGAAGGAGCCGGAATTGTATTAGCTGAAGATAAGGAACCAATTGGCATATTTTTTAAGCAGAGACCTCTTCAAATTTAGCGCGTATCCCATAGTTTTCTTTAAAAGCAAAGTTTGTTTCCCATTCTCTGCAAACAAATCTTGTTCTGTAACTTGATTCTGCATATATTCCTGGTGGACTATAAGCAAAAGATTTTGTTGCAGATTTTTCTTTTAAGAAATGGGTTATAGCTCTTGCTTCATGCTCTGTCCTTTGATCAAAATTTAATTGGAATGTTTTTAAATCTGGATTAATAGATTTTGGTACTCTTTGCTCATATCCATTACCAAATCTAATAGTCGTTACAAATGGTTTATGTTGAACTGTTGAAGTATATGATGGAACCCATATAAAAAATGGTATTTTTTGTCCATTTTGTAATTGTGTTACGCCTCCCCAATACTCTGTTCCATTAGTAGTGTCTGGCTCATCTACTCCTGGGCCTACTTTAGCATGATCTTTTAAACAGTACCAAAAAAGCCCATGATATTTAATAATATCATTCTTTTTGAAGCTATTACCAATTGATAGATTTGCCCAATTATCTATAGTATCATTTATAGAAGCCATAAACCTTATTCCTTTTATATATTTACACCTAATGGGGTGTAATTTACATGAAAGGCAAAAGGAATGTTATCTAGGTATACAAGAGAATTTAATAGGATATTTATAGATAATAACCCTGTAACAGGGGCTCAATCTATAGTAGCTAGTTACGATGCTCCTATAGAATATATTAAATATTTAGGCTCAAATACAACAAATTTAAATACTACTGCGGCTGGATTATATGTTGGGGCATTAAATTTAGATTGTTTATTCATTAATTATGATCCTTTTATAAAATATACAGGTGATATTGGCTCTAATATAAAAATCCAATACGATAATAATACATTTATTATGAATAGTGGCTATTTAGCAGAATATACTTTTAGTTGTGCTATAGGTACAATCCCAACGTTATCTACTAAATGGAATATATATAATGATTTTGGAAGTGGAATATCTCAAAATACTCCATTTTCAATGGATGAATATAAATTAAATATCATTAATCCTGGTGATATAGAAGTAGATTTTAATGAATTAGGCACAGAAAAAATTAATGAAATAAAAGTAAATATAAAATCTAATAGATTACCAATATATGAGGTTGGACAAATTAAGCCTGTAGATGTTAAATTACAGTATCCATTAAATGTAACAACTACATTTGGCATTTCTTTGCATGATTATAAACTCAAGAATGTGTTTGATTATCCTAAAAATAAACACGTTTACGATTTTAATCTTAATTTAAAAAAGCATAATACTTCTACTATTGTCAATAGCTTTAATATCAAAGATGCAATATTGACTCGTGAAGATTATAATGCTGATACAGATGGTAGCGCTTTAGTACAATTAACTTATGAAAGTAGAATAACAAGATAGTGTAATTTATGAAAGGAAAAAGGTAAAAAGGTTATGTCTAGAATATATTATGATCAATGCGAAGTCAAGATTAACAATACTGGAATCTTAGCTACAACTGCTAGTTTAAATACTGATATTACTCTTGGTCCAGTTTATACGCTTGGAAAAAGAAAACCATTTAAAAGACAAATAACTACAGGTCCCAAAAATTCTACTTTTCAATTTTCTTATCTTATTAATCCAACTGGTGATCCTGGATTTAACATAACAAAGGAAATAAGGAATTTTGTATCAGCTCCATCTGCTTATAATGGAGTTACAATAGCTCTCGCAGGTGTGACAGGATATAATTGTTATTTGAATAATTATAATTTTAAAATTGAACCTAATAATGTTGTTGTTGCTCAAGCTTCTTATGTTACTTACCATAAGATAAGTGGAAGTCTTAGCACTAAAACTAATCCTAATACAGCTTCTGCTGATAGCATTGCTCATAGTAGTAAAAGTGCTGTTGTTTCTGGAAAAGCTTTAAATGGAGATACTTATAATTTAAGCTATACTTTTGCTGTTAATCTTAATCCAATTTATACTTTAGGAAACGAAGATCCAATTGAAGTAAAACCTATAAGGGCACAAGAAACAGTAAATATGACTGAAAATTTATTTACTAAATTAGTTTATACTGGAGAAAATCTGCCAATAAAAATAAATATATCAGGACTTTTAGATACAAATAATTTCACTATAGAAATGCCAGATGCTTATATCAATAATTCTACTTTAGAATCAAATCTTGACGATATTGTTAGAACAACAAAAACGATAACTCAATACTACTAAAATGTTTTATTCTTCTAAAAATCTTCTAATTAAAATTGATGATGTGCCTATTACGGCGACAGAAGCTCAATTAAATTATGAAGCTCAAATTACTCCATACATAGAAGTTGATCAAAGACATGCAGATTCAATTACCCCAGATAATTTAATTCAAGGTAGTCTTAATTTTACATATTATTATAGCGGTCAAGATCCTTTAAAAAAATATACATATCAAGATAGTGGATTACTTTTTGATTTTGGTGGAATAAAACAAACTGGTTATTTAAGAAGTTTAAATGTAAGATTTAATCCTCATAATCCAGTTTTATGCTCGGCAGATGTTATATTTTTTAGATCTCCTGTAGGAGAATTTACTCCTGTTTATGATTCGAATAATGATGGAGGAGATTTTGTACATTTAAATAATATAAGTATATTTAATTTTAATAACGAATATGTAACTGGCTCTTATCTAAATGCAAGCATAGTATATACTACTGATATTAGACCTGAAGTACATGTAGATAAAATAGAAGAAGAAAGAGGAGTTTTTGGAATAAGAGAGACTGCTGTCACGATTAATTGCAATAATTTAAATCCATTGATAAGAGTATCTGGAGAAAGAGTAGCTGTTGCATTTGGGTTAAGACCTTTAAGTTCTAATACCTTAACTGAAACTTATAGTTGTACAGGGTTTTTAACGAAGAAAAGTTATGGCGCAAGATCAGAAGAAAATTTAATAACAGAAATAACAATTCGTCAATTTAATCAATTAGAAGAAGCTGTTATAGAAGATTTTTATCCTATATCCGGTAGATATAATGATGAATTATTCATCAAAGGTAAAAATTTTCAAGGTGTGGCTGGTGTTTTTTTTGAAGATGCTGAAGCTAAAGATTTTCAAATTATAAATAACACTGGACTTAAAGTCAAGATACCTAGATTAAAAAAACTTGATAATAGAATAAAACTTTTAACATTGGCATAATATGGGTCTTGTCATTTCATCTGGAATATTTAGATTTATCCCGCCAAATCCTTTTATTGGCGGAATATCTAGTGCTACAGGACATATCAATGAGTCTATACAACTTTTTGGTAGTGATTTAGACTATATTGATCAAGTTTCTTTAGCTGATACATTATGTGAATTTAATCTTATAGACTTAAATACTTTGAACGTAATAATTCCTGCAAATGCAGAATCAGGATTAATGATTGCTACATCTGAAGAGTTTACAGTTAGTGGTCAACCAATAGAATTTTATCCAATTCCTAATATTGAATTTTTTGATCCAAAAAATTCTGCTTCTGGAGAATGGATTTATTTTAATGGTAAAGCTATGAGTAGTGCTACAGGATGTTATTTTTACGCACAACCTTTATTAGATGATATAGAGTATATATTTACTGGAGATAATAGACTTTTTAATATAAATAATTCAGAAACTAACAGAAAAAATTCTGTTTTAGTTTACCTTCAAAATATAAATATAAATAATTCTACTGGTAACTATAAAATAAAAAATATATCTGATTATACAAATACTAGCGGTAGAGGATTAGAAATACAAATTGATCCTATGCAAAATAGATATTATGAAGAGCATATATTTTCTTTCCCAATTATAACTAATGATAATTTTCAAACATTTTTTAAACAAATATCTACGGGATATAACTCTTATCAAATAGATTTACCTTTACCATTTACAAATACAGATTACTCTGTTTTTTATACTTATCCAATTACTGGTTCTGATATGTATTATCCATATATATCTGGAAAAACTATAAATAATTTTTATATTAATTTTGATAAAATACTAAATGAAACTGGAAACATTAATTTTTGGGCAATTTCAAATTCTGGTGTTAATTTTGATAATGGATCATATCAATCTACAGGAATATCTATACCAACTGGAATAAGTTCTACAGGAATAAGATTGATAACTAACAAAAACTATCCACCATTTTTAATTGGAGGAGTAGAGTATTCTGGAGCAGGAACTGCTTACAAAGTTAATATATCTAACTTAAATAAAGATAATTTTAAAATCAATATCCCAGAAAATACAGGAAATTATAATCTTAAATTCAATTATTGTACAGTTTTAAATAATCAAATTGATTACGATTTATTTCGTTATATTGGTCAATCTGGATCTTATAAAAAAATATATTTATACAGCGGTGATGCAAATACATTTTTAGAAAAAATTCCTGGTTTAGATTATCAAATATTAAATAAAAATTTATCAAAGGTTCGAGTTCCTTATACAGAATTTTATATTAATGGACAAATAGGTTTAATTGGTCCAAAAGATATTAATGTAGAAACAGATAACACATTCTTTGAAAGTCCTCTGCCTACAAGTGTTTCTCCACCTTTTGGAACAAGAGGTACAAAATTAATTATTTCTGGCAAAAGTTTTAAAAAAGTAATTTTAAATGATGGAACGGGTGATTACAATTATATATCTGTAAAATTTAGATATGCAGACGATATTTATATGCAAAATAATAATAATTTTTCTACAGATTTTCTTCTGATAGACACTAATACTTTAAGTGGATTAGTACCATTGCAAAATTTTCCATCTGGAAAATATGCAATTCAAATGATGGCTGAAGATGGGAGTCTATTCGAATGAGTACTTTTTTTGAATTAAAACAAGCAGAGCCATTAATTCTTTCTTCGAATTTATTAGGAATCACTGGAGAAAAAGTAATTATTTCTGGAGAAAGTTTTAAGAAAAATATTCTTCAAGTTTCTGGTCAAGATATCTATAATAATAATTCATTTTTTAATGTTTATGGTTTAGATAAACAAGATGCTTCAGGAATAAATAATGCAATATATGAAGATGCTATTGAATTTACAATACCAACTGGAATTTCTGCATCTAAATATAATTTATATCTTTTTAATGATTATGGAAAATCTTCTAATTTTGCTAATCTTCATGTAATAGGAAATCCAACAATTTCTGGAATAGATGCAATTTCTGGATTCCCATTTCAATACATAAGAGTAAGTGGTACTAATTTTTATCCTTCTCCTAGTCTTAAATTATTCAACGATAATGGAGTTCAAGTTTCTCCTACTTATCAAGATAGTGGATTTTATAGAGTATCAAATGTAGAAATAGTAGAATTTGGAACAGGATATAATGTAGATGAAGTTATATATTTTTCTGGTATTAAAACTTTTGATTCTAATTCTGCAGCAAGATTTGGCATTACTACAACTGGTATACAAGGATCTTTAGCAAGTATTGATATACTATATTCCGGAGTTATTACAGTTCCAGAATTATCTACTGGTATAGAATTAAAAGGTATAAATGGTCGTGGAGCAAAAGTAAATATTGAATATGAAAAATATTTAAGCACAGGACAAATAGAATTTTTAGAATTCCAAATGCCTTTAAATATCCGAGGAAATTTATCTGGTATAGTAGAAAATATAAGATATAAATCTGTTGAGCAGAATATCTTTACGGGACTTAGAGTTATCGGTATTCCATATTTAGATAATTTCAATCCAAAAAGTGGCATAGTTGATACTACATCAATTTTGCTTTCTGGAGATAATTTAAGTTTTGTAGATAAAGTATATTTAGATAATGTAGATATTTCTTTTACAAAAATTGATAATACTGGAATCGCTTTTACTATTCCTAATTATTCATCATCAAATAAAATATTCATTTCTGGTAAATATGGTTCTACAGAAAGTTTAAGTTTACTTAACATTTTATATCCGTCTGTTATTGCAAGCGGATTTAATCCTAATGATATATTATTAGGCACAGGAGCAAACATTTATATATCTGGTAAATATTTACAAAGAATAAAATATATAAATATTGGTCAGCAAAATCTTTTAAGGAATAAAATATCTATTACTAATACAGGAACAATCGCGGCATTTTCATTGCCAGATAATTATACAACAACAGAACTAAGTATATTTTCTGAAGATTTTCCAAATTCTGGCACATTAATTTCTTCTCCAACTACAAATAATCAGCTTATAGCTTCAACAAAATTAAATGTTTCTAATGTAAATATCAAATATCCATCTGATATTCAAGCTGCAAAATATCTAGATGAAATAGAGATATATACTCCTAGTGGTACTTCTGGTGATTATGGAAATCTTTCAAATTCAGAAGTATACTTTTTATCTGTTACAGGTTTACCAAATATTACTGATGCATATTCGATTAGCGGTATTAAACAAGTCAATACTCCTACTGGATTAAGGATAAGAATTCCTCGTGAAGTAAAAAATCCTCAAACTAGAATTAAAATAAAAAGAAATAAGTTTAATGATGAATATATTTTACCTTCTGATAAAAGCATAGATATTTTACCTACTATACATGCTGTCACTCCTTCTAATACTCTTTATAATAGTTTAGGATATATTACTATTTCGGGAATTAATGCTTCTAGTGTTAATCAAATTTACTTTAGTGGTTATACTGGAACAAGAAATATTTTAGGCTCTAAAGATTTAACATATTTTCCATTAGAAATTGTTGATAAAAATATTATACAAATTACTGGAGGAGATAATACTACTGGTTATACAGTAATTGAAGCTAAACTTGGTGGAGACATAACAGGGAGTGGAGAGTTATTTTTATTTAATAATTATTATGATACTGGTATAGGATATGAAAATGCCATAATAACTCAAAATCGCAAAATCAAAGTAAATAATATAAGTGGTTATCGCCCTCCAAATTCTGATATATTTACAAGTCCAGGAATTATAAATAGCCCATTAGACCAAGCATTTTTTTATCAAATACAAACAAATTCAAGAGCTACTAAATTTGAATTTTCTCCAACTACAATATCTGGAGTAGGAGATGCAGAATTTCCACCTGGAATTAGTTCTGTATTAAATTCTTCAAATCAAATTTATGGAGTTCCTACAAGTGGTGGAAATTATTATATAAAAATTAGAGCTTTAGATGGAGATAAACCAAACGAAGGCATGATTTTACAAGCTAATTTTGGTACATCAGGAAGATCATTAGCTGGGCCAGGAATAGTTTATAGAGGAGATTGGGATCCAAGCGTTGGATATGTTGGAGATAATCTCAGAAGAGATGTGGTAAAATATTCAAATGGAGCAAATTATTGGTATGCTGCAACCACAAATATTAATTCAACTCCAGGACCAACAAATCCAAATTGGATTGCATTTTCAAATGAATTTAGTGCAACCGCTACTCAAATATTATTAGCAGAACAATCAAATATTTTTTCTTTAGTTAATATCGGAAGACTAGGCGTTCCTAGCGGAATAATTAAAAGTGTTAATGATATAGATTCTAATTTGGGAAGTGGATTCTTTTTAGGATATGATAATTCTTATAATCCAGGAAAACCAAAGTTTAGAGTTGGAAATCAAGATAATTATATAAAATTTAATGGTCTTGGATTAGATATTGTTGGCCCATTATCTGGTATTCTCACTACATCAAGAGATATTACTAATGCAAATAATATAGTTGATTCAAATTATTCTGTTGCTTTAGGAATTAACAATCGTATCTCATCAGATTGTGATAATGTATTTATTTTCGGAACAAGTAATCTAACAACAGGAGCTCGAAGATCTTCTATTGTCGCTGGAATAAATAATATAATAACTGGATTCTCAACGTTTGTTTCCGAAGATTCAAATATAGTTGGTGGTCAAGGAAATAAAGTCATAGGATCTTTTTGTAATATTGGAGGAGGTAAAGCAAATGTTGTAGACGCTTTATCTACTGGACTTGCTGGAATAGGTAATCAAATATTTTATACATCTTTTACTGGTCAAAATGAGACGGTTATTGATTATCCTCTATCTTTATATACAAATCAGCTTGCTATTTTACATAATATTAGAAAAACTGGTGAACAAGATTTTTACGATATTAAATTCGATAATCTTACGTCTACAAGTTACGATGTTCAATTTGCAAATATTTTAGATGCTGAAGATCTTACTATGGATTTATTTAGTTGGGTTAGTATTTTATCTGAAAATTTATATTCTGGAGCTTTTTCAGAAGGAAATAAAGCTTGTCAATTTAAAACATTTAAAACAGGTATAGCTTCTGGAACAAAAGATTTTAGAGTTAATTTTAATACTCCATTTACTGATACAGATAATATTATTGTTCTAAACTCTATACAATCTAAAGATTTTTATAAAAATGAAATAACTGGAGTTAATCGTTCTGGTTTCAATATAATATTCTCAGAAAATTTACAAGAAAATATTGTGTGCCATTTTTTTGCATGAAATCAAGGATATTTCACTGGTACTAATGAAAATAGCGGAAAGATACTTGAAATTGGTACTATAAAGCCTTTTGCTAATATGGTATTTGGCACCGGAGTTAATTTTGATATTCCTATGGATCGTTCAACAATTACGTTTCAAAATGTATATAGACCAGATAGTGATATACTTTATATTGCTAAATCTAGAGAAACTGCACAAAATATATTAAAAATAAAATTAAATGATAGTGTTGATCCTATTAACGAATATATTTTACTTGATGCTATAAGCTATACAGGTAGAATTTTGCAAAATAATTTACAAATTTATACAACGGGTCTTGCTTCTGGAGCTAATTCTTACACTATTAATTTGTTATCTGGAGGAATGACAAACTATATTCCAATTATTGATGAAATTATTTCTGGAGATAATTTTTATCCTTATTCTACATCAGATCATACATCATCTAGTTTTAAGATAAACTTTGGAGATAGTCTAAAAGAAGATATTTCTTTTAACATCGGAGTTTATAGATCTGGAAAATATCCATTTGATTCTGGAAATCATTTTGCTTCTTCTCAAATAATATCAGGCACTAATAGAGTATTTGATATACCATTTATATCAGGATTCACTAGTAAACCAAAAATATTATTTAATCTAGAAAATATAAATAGCAATAATTACTATATTACAAATCTTGATGATATTACAAAAACAGGATTTTCAATAAGATTATCTAAAAACTTAAGTACAGGCGAAGCTTTAAAAATAAATTATTTAGCTGTAGAAGGAACTGGATACCAAAGCTATAATGCAGTCAATAAATTTTTAGGATATGAGACTTTTGAATTATCTAATGATATTATAATTAATACTCAAAATTCAGCTAGCAATGAAGTGAAAGTCTTTGGTAGAGCTACTTCTAATAATAATTTATATTATCATATACTTACTCACTCAGATCGTTCTAGATTTGATATAAAAATTTCAGATAAAATTAAAGGGCAAGAATTATTAGATCTAAACTATGATTATATTATAACAGATTTAACAAGAGATTTAGCTCTTACTAGAAATCTTCTTGGAGAAAGTGTATATGGTAGATTAGCAGGTTTTGGATTTGATGACGTTGGAAGCTCTACTATTGGTGGTGGAACAGGAAATTATATTAGAGGTCTTGTATCAGTCATAGGAGGCGGTGTAAAAAATACTATTTTTGGAGATTATAATGTTATTCCTGGTGGACGTTCTAATGTTATTGCTGATTACGTTAGTGATGTAGAAGCTCCTAAAACTGCTTTCTGCGCTGTTCTTGCTGGTAATTTAAATACAATTACTGGAAGTGTGCAAAATGCAGTTATTGTAGGAGGTGAAAGAAATTATATTTTAAATACAGATCGTTCTGTTACAAATGAAAGCCTTGGTTCTGCAATTCTCGGCGGTAAATCAAATATTATTTCTGGTTCATATTCTGCTATTGTTGGAGGTAGTGATAATACAATTAGAGGCTCATATAGTTATGGAATGGGTCGAGGAATTACTATATCAAATAGTGGAGCTTTAGTTCTTTCTGATGGATCACTCGATTCTAAACGAAGCCTTGGTGATAATAGCTTAACTATGCATTTTTCTAGTGGTATTTATATAACTGGTAATTCTGTTGGTAAATCTCCTATTATTTTAGATCCTGATGCTTTACCAACAAGTAGTTTAGGCTTACCAAGAGGCGCTATTTATAGCGCTAATGGTGTTTTAAAAGTGCATTTATTATAATTTCTTAAGTCTTTCTATCAATTCAAATACTTTACTCTTTGGTACATCTTTAATTGAATTAAGGCTCTCTGCACCATCAAACTTTTCTTTTATTAATTTTTTCTTCAATACTTCAAAAGTAATACCTTTTTCTTGCATGATTTTTTCCAACAATATAGTTGGATTCATTGGGTTTTCTTTTTCAGCATCTTCTTTTGCTACAAGTCCTAACTTTGCATCACCAAGTTCTTCTTGGGAAACAATATTAATTTTAAGAAAATTTCTTACACAACGTACAAAAGCTCTATTCTCTGCGATTGCAGCTAAGAAATAGCGTGCGAAATCTTTTGTATTTACTAACGATGCATCTGCAAGAGCTTCAAATACAACTGGACGATTTTCTGTTTCATAATTTGGGACCCAAGTAATTTTGCAAGCTGTGGCAAAATAATTATCTGTTGCTGTAACTACATTATATTCAACGCTAGTGAATCCTCTAATTTGAGCTAGTTCTTTAATTCCACCTAACAATATTAAAAGGTCTTTATCTTCTAATTTTGAAACATCTGTTTCTTGAGTCCTTTGTCTGTTTGGAACAAGATATTGAGTTTTAACCATTGCTCGCCAATTAATAGAGCCATCATCATTAAACACGTAATTAATATTATCATTTTCTAGCAATCCATAGTTATTTCTTACGAAAAGCTTTGGAGGAACCACTTTTGGTTCTGGTAAAACTACATTTTCAATAACCGAACTAATTTTATTAAGCTCAGAACTATTAATTGATATTGATTCTTCCATTTTCTAATGGTACTATATATTTAATCTTTTGTCAACTCAAATATATATAAATATTTTGATTCTTCCCAAAATTCTGGTTTATCTATTACTTTAATAGGTTTTCCCTCATAAGGAATATCTGCTTGATATGCTGATTTTGAATTATACATTTTACCATTACTAATAGTAATTTTATTACATTTATAATATATATTACTTAAATCTTTATCTTTTAGGTCTTGTACATCATCTTTAGTTGATCTGTTTAATTTTAAAATTTGTCCATAATCCATATAATCTAATTTAATCTTTTTGACAAATTCTTCATCTTTATAAGTAGATAATACAAAAGACTTTCCAATTTTCCTCATAATTTTAACAAAATCTAAATCATGATCTTCATCTAATTCATAAATAATTTGCGAAATATTATCTTTATATTTGGTTAGTATCTCTGGTTTAATTGATTTTTTGGTATATATTGAACAGTTATTTCTTTTTAATTGTTCAGCTAAAACTTCCTCATCAAATTCGTAATCCATACGCATAATCAAAGAATTAACATTTAATTTTGATATATCTGCTATAACTGCATTTGGTACGGATTCTATTAAATTTCTTCCATAATCTTTGCCTATATTTAAGGTCTTTATATTTATTTTGCCTAAATTAAGTTGTTCTAAAATTGCATTAGCAACATTTATTGGATCAATTTCATTAATAGTTTTTGGATTTTCTTGTGCAGAATAACTAGGTTTTCTATTTGTTTTATCTATTTCTAAAATTTTTACATTATTTGATTTACTAAAATATGGACCGGCATTTTCTGGACGACTATTAGAATATAAAGCGGTAATTGGTTTATCGTAATTACTTGCTATATGAACACCAAAACTATCTGCTCCAAAATGAAGTATGCCTCTTTTTATTATATATGCTGCTTGATTAATTGTGGTTTTGCCTTGAAGATGATAGCAGTTATTTAAAGGCTTTTCATCTTTGCCCCCAATTTGAACAATATGAATATTTTCTTTTTTTAAGAATGGTGAAATTTGGTCTATTACTTCTTGCCAAAGATCGTAACTTTTTGCATCATATTTACTACAAGGCTGAAAAGATATATATTTATCAAATGGTAATGGACAATATTTTTCATAGATAAAAGGCTTATCTATTTTAAGACCACAATTTAAAGCGTATGTTTCAACTAGATGCATATTTATAATCCTTATAAGCTATATTTGTTTTACCATTATGAAGATATGTTAATACTCTTTGAGTCTGAGTATAAGGTAAAAATGCAATATCAAAATATCCTTTATGTGGACCAATACCTTCCAACCAAACTAAACTATCCATTTGAGATATATATTGTATTACTTTATGTATGTATGGGTTTCCTTCTAAAACTTCGAAATATTCTGGTTTAGTTGCAACATATAGATTATGATTAGGATATTGTTCTTTAATAGACTTAAACAAACTTGTTGAAAGATATACATCTCCAATGCTTTCTGGCATAACATATAATAGTCTTTTACCCTCGTCATCTTTATCTAAAATATCATTAAAACTTACTGATTTATTTTTATTATTATCTTGTAATGCAACTTGTCTGAAATAATTTTCTATATCAATTCTTTTAACTCCTTTTTTAATTTCTTGCATCCAATATTTATGTCCATCATCATTTTCGTCTACATCTTTAGCGTTAAGAATATTATGATACAAATACTTTAACCATTCTGCATCGTCTTTTATATCTTCAACAGTATGATACGGATTTTTTTCTTCTAATTTGAAAGATAAATTTTTATCAACTTCTGGACAAGAATCAATAAAGTCTTCTATAATTTTCCCAATAGTTTCAACTGAATAATTTTCTATTGTCCATTTTCTAGCCTTTTTACCTAGAGCATCTCTATCCTCTTTAGACATTAGATATACTTTTTTAAGATTTTCAGCGATAGATTTTGGATCTGTAGAAGCTTTAATAAACTCTGTGCTATGCTCTCTATATTCAAACCAATTTAACGCTAAACTCGCAGCTTCTTCTTTGCACATTTCTTCTCCGCAAGAATAATTGGTAACGAGAGTAATTAATTCTGTAAGTTTTGCTTCTTGAATTGGTATCTCTTGTCCACCACTGGTAAAAGGATGGCAGTATACATCCATTAAATTATATACTTGATTTAATTCTTCTTCTGTTACCCCAATTCCGACATTAGTTGTTATTAAAGTTTTTTCTGATCCACAAACGTTACAGTTTTGATCTTGCCCTGTAAAATTTTTAACTTGATAAGTTCCACAAGATTTACATATATAAGTTGTATAAATATCTTCTTCTGGAATATTATATTCTTTTGCTAACTTTATTATATTCCACCCTTCGCCAAAATGAGTATGAAGCAATAAGCCAGAATTTTTTATATTATTTTCTTTTTTCCAGATTGCATATCCTTCTAAAAGATTTGGTACGCTTTTTCTTAATTGGTTTCTAAAAACAAATCCAATTATAAATTTATCTTTGTCAATATTAAATTTAGATCTTAATTTTGATCTTTCGTCATCTGAAAGTCTATGAAAATTGTCTGTATCTAATGCTCCATGAACAGTTTTTACATGTTTATGTCCTAATTTATGTAAAGCTTTTGTAGCAAAATCGCTCCATATCCAATAATTTTTAACTTTTGGTGCACATTTAACTGCAGAATCAAGTATAGGTAAAGAATCCAAAGTAGTCCATATCACAGAATTTACTTTATTAAACCAAGGTTTATCTATAGCGAAATCTACTCCCCAAATATCTTGGACAGCTATATAAACATCTGGCTTTTCTTCTTTGATAATATCGTCTAATAGATATGCTCCATAACTTGCCATTCTTGCAAGATGTGGATCTTTATTTAATTTTTCTACTTCTTGTTGAGTATTTGGCAGTGAACCACAACTTTTCCAAGGAGTTCGCTCTAATTGATTATTACCTTTTTGCATGCCGCAACAATAATGTACTATATCATACTTATTTGTATTATATAAATACTTTAATATTGCTTTGGAATTTCTACCAAATCCAGTTTTTGCTAATGCAAAATCAGACTGAAAAACGATCTTTTTACGCATTATTTTTTACCAAAGATCGTCTTCTTGTTCGGATAAATTACCTTCTTCTGTCAAATCTTCTACTTCGTCTTTCTGCTTTCTACTTTCGACAGCCTTAGTTTTTGCATTTTTTAACTTTTTAATCTCTTCGCTTCTTTCTGTTGAAAAGATATGACTCAATCCAAATTTAATATACTCTGCTACAAGTCTAGCTTCTGCAAAAGTAAAACCAATAAGAAAACTTGTTGCTGGTTGAGCTGTTTGTAACTTAGAGTTTTTTATTACATTAAGGCTATATCCAATCTGTTTGTCTTCCCTAATATATGGCGAGAACTTAATTCCAAGTTTTTGATTTTCAGAGTTATGAAAGAAATCTGCAGTTCTGTTATGATCTAGTGCATCTAAAATACCACAAACTTCAATTTTAGATAATTTGACTACCACTTTCTTCTCTGGATTTTGAGCATTTTCAGAAAAACTACCAATCTTTTTTTGGTCATTCCATGATGCTTGTTTAATTAAATTTAAATAAAAATTACCATCTAAATTATTAAAAGAAAAGCTGCAAGCTGTTCCTGTATTACGTGGGGTTGGCTTATAAATTTGTATCATATATTATATATTATCAGGTATTAAATAATAAATCAAGTTATTTTTCTTTAATTTCTCCAAGTTTCATAAATATTTTATGATCTTGAACAGCTATAAGATCAGCAAATACAGAGTCTTCGCTCTTTTTTCTACCTTTAACTATAACAATATTATTTTCATCTGGCAAATGATTATTCATTTCTTTACATTCTTCTATCTTATCATTAAATACTAATGCATTAATTGTAGAGGTTTCATCTTGAACATTGAGTCTTAAATATCTTGTTTTTTTACTATTATTAGCTACGCCTAAATATTGATCTTTAATAACTCCAATAAATAATACTGGCAAACCTTCTGGTGCATCATTTACTTCTCTTATATTAAGAAGATCTGGTTTTTGATCAGAGAAAATATCTTTTAAAGTAGTATTATATGTATATCCTAAAAGTTTATTTTCATAATACCAATTTGCAAATCTTTCATTTTTACTATTTTGTTCGTAAATTTTCTTATATGGAGTATATGCTTTTCTAATAGTTTCTAATCTACTTTCTTTTATAATAAATTTACCTTTTTCATCTTTGGTCGTATTTAAGAATTTAATTATTTTAAATAAATCATAATCAAATTTTTCACCATATATTGTTGCATATTTTTGCTCATTTTGATTAAGAATATTCCAAAGTTGAGCTTCTAGAACCACTTTACTTCTTGATTGCTTAAAGTTTTCTAATGCGCCAGCTTGTATCAATGGAGATAAAACTCTGATAGATAACTTTGCTTGTTGTGCAGATTTAAATACATCAAATTTTGTTGCATATTTATTTCTAAAATTATTTAACCTTTCAATTGATTTATCAGATATGCCCTTGATGGATAGCAAACCAAATCTAATATTTTTATCTTCTACGCTAAAATCCATATCAGATCTAACTATATGAGGCGGTAATAATTTAATATCGAATAGATCCATTTCTTTATGAATTTTAGAAATTTCTGTAATAGGATCTGGTTCAAACCTAGTCATCTTTAAAAGAGATAAAAAGAATTCTTTTGGATATTTAAATTTTAAATAAATTGTGATCGCTGCTAAAGCCGCGTAGCTTTGACTATGACTTGCATTAAATGAATAATTTGCAGAATCTTCCAAAATCTTCCATAAGATTTCTCCTACTTCTTTTGGTAAATTATTTTTTACGCATTTCTTTTCGATCTTTTCTTTCCAAGCTTTAATTTCTTCGACTTTTTTCTTTCCTACAATTCTTCTTAAGATTTCTGCTTCGTCTAATGTAAATCCAATTTTATGAGCCATTTGCATAAGCTGTTCTTGATAAAGAGCTACTCCACCAGTTCTTTTCAAGATATCATCAAAGAATGGATGAATAGATTGAAACTCTCCTGTCTCTACATATTTTGCATATTGATCTACAAATTGTAACGCTCCAGGTCTTGCAAGAGCTAATACTGCGCTTAATTCTTCAGAATTTCTAGGTCTAACTTTTCTGCATACTTTGAAATTAGTATCTGCTTCAATTTGAAAAAGACCATGTGGACTTCTAAGGTCTTGTAATTGTTGATAAATAAAATTATCTTCAATATCAATATCTTCAATATTTTTATTGATCATACTGCATACATCATAAACAACCGAAACGCTTCTTAAACCTAAAAGATCAAGTTTAACATTAAATTGACTTATATCGTTCATGTCAAATGCACTAACTGGTTCTTTATCTGATGACAATTCTAATGGACACGCTTCTGATAAAGGACTATGAGATATCTGTACTCCTGATGGATGCACGCCTTTATTTTTAATAAGATTGCGAAGTTTTAATGCTATATTATATATTTCTGTATTTTCATCACACCATTGTTTAAACTTTTCTACTTCTTCATAAGCATCTGAAATATCTTTGACTTGGCCGAAGATTTTAGGAATAAGAGAACTGACTCCTGTCATTTCAGTTTCGCTTTTTTCATCAACAATCTTACCACACTCTTTAATTAAGAGTTTTCCACTCAAAGTATTAAATGTAAGAATTTTACTTATTCGATTAGGAAAGATCTCATTAAGAAAATCTATAACTTTATGTCTATTATAATAACAAATATCTAAATCTACGTCACACATTAAACTGCCGTCCAAATAGGTTATCCCATTAACAACCTGCTTTTTAGCTCGAATCTTAGATATAAATCTTTCAAAATAAAGGTTATGTTTAATTGGGTCAATTTTAGTCACTCCAATAAGATAAAGGATAAGACTACCTGCTGCGCTTCCACGACCTAAACCCGTAGGAATTTTATTCTCTTTACAATAATCAATAACTAACCAAACCAAAATAATATAATCAATAAAGCCCAAATCTTCAATGATCTCAAATTCGTGATCTAATCTTTTCTTATACTCCTTATTTGATGGCAGATTAGAATACGCTAATTTCTTTAAAAACTCTGTATTAGACGCATCTTCTGATAAGCCAAGATTATTTTTATGTTTTGATTTTACTTTAAATTCAGGCAATCTTACGCCATACAAAGGTAAATCAATTTTATCAAATGATCCAATAAAATCAGAAGTCTTGGTTATCATTTCTCTTTTTGCGTTTTTTCTTAGATTTATTAATTGATTTATCTAAATTTTCTTGAAATTCTGTTAAACCTTCTTTTAAAGCTGCGAAAGATTTTTCTTCATTATTTAGAGAATAGAAAACATCTGCTTTACTATTTGTTTTTCCATGCTGTAAAGTTATTAAAAGATAATCAATATTTTCTTTTTCGAACTTTTGAAGTATATCGTATATAAAATCCATTGATGCCATAATAAGAGTATTATATCTGTTGTTTAGTTAAAATGCAATCAAATATTGACCATATATTTAATCTTATTCCAAACTTTAAAATTTAATTCAAGATCTGATAATGCATTATGTAAAGAATCATAATCATGATCAATATCTAAATCTTTACCAGCAGCAGTAAGATTAGTTCTAATATTTTTCATTTTTGTATGATACAATTTATACATATATTCAGATAATGTTTCCTTTTTTGGATCAAAAGGAATTCCACTTTTTATTCCTTTATATAATAAATTTGTATCTATACTTTTATCTAAAAAGTTTATTGGTTTCTCTTTCATGAATTTGTAATATTCATTTAAAATATACAAATCAAACCCCAAAATATTATGTCCTACTATATAATCTGCTTTATCTACCCAATCTTTAAGGGTAGGAAAAAATGACTCTGGAGTTATACCATTCTTTTCTATATTCTTTGGGTCATATCTGGTTATTTTTGCGGCATCTTTACTAATTTTCAAATGTGTTTTCCACTTTATATATGCATTTTTTGAATCTAAAACTCTATCTCCTTGACATTTAATCATTGCGATTTGCCAAGGTAAATTATGACAAAAATTTAAACATAAATTAAATGTCTCACAATCTACAAAAAGAAATGTCTTATTCTTATCGAATCTTAATAAATGTTCATCCATGATTTTGTTCCTTCCAACTTTCAAAACAGAATTCATTACTTGACATATGTTCCATTTCTGGTTTATTTAAAGTTGTTCTATTACTAATACATTTAAAGGTTAAAAAGCTTTTGAAATCTTGCCTAGATTTATAATATATGCTCTTGGTTTTTATTATATTTAAATTATTTGTTTCTGCATATTTAATCATTTTATTTTTAATGAGATCATCAAATACCAAAGAATTATTTTCTACAAAAACTGATGGTTTATAATTTTCTATAAAAGGCAAGCATTGATATCCTTTTAATGTATTATTAAATATAAAATTATCATAAAACGGGATTGCAATTTTTATAGAATCATTAAAATTTTCTTTTAAAATATTCATATCTAATCTTGGAGTATAATAAAATCCTTCAATATTAGCTTTCGTCCATAAATTAATTAAGGTTTGATAACCTTTATTTCCGTTAGCGAATACAATTAACTTATGATGCTTTTTTAATTCTTCTTCATTTTTGTTTAATATATTTTCACAAAATATAAATTTTATGCCAAATATCAAATCAATATCATATGCCTTTAAATTTTTATAGGCTTGTAAAAATCCGCTAAAACAATCTTCTACTAAAAATACTTTTTTAAGCTTATTCTCTTTTGCGATCTGCACAATTGAATCTGGCTCATTGGTCTCTGTATTCTCTTGCTCTAAAGTAAGAATACTTTTGCCTATGGAAAAATGACTCTTGAATAATGGAAGTACATTATACATATTTATGTTATACTATAATTTAAAATTTGTGTCAAGCTAAATCCTTAAAATCATCCTTGGCTTCTGGAGCCATTTCATTTAATATATCGTCTGCAGTTTGATTTATGGATATATTATTAAATCTTGGACAACCATTATATTTTCTTTTTTCTATTTTGAATCCTTTTATATCTTTAAAGTTTCCATCAAAATTTGATTCAATAATTTCATTTTTATCATTTAATTTAACATAATATTCAAAAGAATCTTTATAAGGGCATTTCCAATTTCCTACCCCACACATCCACTTATTTTTAACATTATCTGCTGCAAAATTTGATTCTGCACTATGAATATCAAAATTATTAATATGTGCATTTACATATTCTAAATAATGCTCAAATCCTTTTATTTGATTGTCATCAAACTCAAGTTCTTGTATTGGTTGTTTAGGAAATCTTAAAAAAAGAAACTTTACTATAGGTTTTAATTTAGGCCAAAGCTTTTTACTTGCAAGACTATACATCATGGCTTGGATATTAGCTTCAAGGTCATCACCCCTAAATTTGGCTTTAGAGCTTTTATAATCAACTATTATCATTTTATCTTTCGTTTTAATAGGCTTATCAATAAACCCTTTAACATGATATTTCGGATTATCGCTTTTTATTTCAAAAGCATACTCTGGAGCAACAATTTTACCATCTTCACCATAAAAATCATGTTTTAACCCTACAAGTATCATTTCGTCAAGAATTTCAAAATTAGAGATATCTAATGGTGCTTGATTGATTAATTTAATAACTAATCTTTCTATAGCTTTACTACCTTTAATAGAGTTCTTTTTTATGATTAAATTAAAATGTTTTTTATGCTTCTTATTTAAAAGAAGTTCAAATATTTTATGACATACTGTTCCTCTTAAAGCTCCATCATTTTGTGTTTGTGGAATTTTTGTATGATAATTATTCCAATAAACCCATGAACATGTTTCAAGAGTCTTAATTCTAGACGCCGATAATATTTTTAAAGATTTGTTTTCCATTGTAAAATTTCTTCTTTGCTCATTTCTCCAAAGTCTTTTTTTGGTGGTAATGCAATTACTATTTGATGTTTATCAAAATGTTTTAATAATTTTTCTTTAGTTTTTACAGACGCTATATTACCAGCATTGTTTTTTTGTGAATCGTTATTGAATGATATATAAATTTTATTAGGATTCAATATCAATAATGTATTTAAAATACTAGTATTTAAATTGATCCCAAAAGTAACAATAGTATTTTTTATTCCAGCTTCCCAAAGACTTAACATATCTCCAATACTTTCTATTAAAATAACTTGTTTAGCTTCTGATAATATTTTTGAATTAACCTGTAATGGATATTTCCAATTAATTTTATCTCCAACTAATTTCCATTTAGGACACATTTTTTCGTCTCTGTTTAAAATATCTCTTCCAGCCACACCAATTAAATTACGTTCTTTATTAAAAATTGGAAACACATATCTACCTTTCATTCTGCCTTCTTTTAAAATCCCACCTTCAAAAATGCTCATAGTCTCATCACTAATTTTTCTTTTATACCAGAACGAATTATCTTTCACTAATTTAGTTAATACATCTGGAGAATAACATTTAACGTGTTTAATTTGAGGCTTTTTATAAACTGAATATGTTTCTGTATTTGGGGCTTTTTGAGTTATCCATTCTTTTGCTTCGATATTGTCTTGAAGATTCAATGTTATTCTTACAAGATCTTGTAAATTTCCTGTTATATTTTCTTTATAATCTACCCATTTACCACTATCTTTATAAATCACTAATACATTTTCATTATCAGAATCTCTATATAATGGCTTTGTACGATATTCTTTAGAATATTCTTTTAAATTATAACCAAGATTAGATAATATTTCTTTTATATTTTCCATTGTAATGCTTCGCTGATAATTGGAAACTCTTTCATAAAGATTTTTTTACATCTATCAGCGATTATTCTATGTTCTTTTTGAGTGTTCTGTTCTGTTCTTAAATCAATATAATGAATCCAACTTCTTAAAGATCCTTTCATGTACATTGTTGTTTCTGTTGTTAAAGGTAGAATCATTCTTGCTACTTCTTTTGCAATTCCATTTTCGATCATAGTATCATAACAATGCTGAGATAAAGAAATAGATTCTGCAATTAAGTTCGTTACATTTTCATATGCTGGACTTGTTACAGGCATAAGATTTTCTCCAACTTGACGATTTTTATCTCCTTGTAATCTAAGTTCAATATCTTCGAATTCTGTGGCTAAACTATATCTTTGACTAAATTCTTGAAATGAAAATGAGCGATGTCTTAAGATTTGTGCTGCAACAGCTCTGCTTGTTTTAATTTCTAAAACCATATCAACCATTTCAAATGGAGACCAGTGTTTATGTTTGATCAAAAATCCTAATAACTTTGGTGCAGTTTCTGTATTCATTTGATTTGATGGATTGCTTACTCTAGCGCAATAAGCTACCAAATCTTCTGCATTTTTTATCCCATCAATATAAGGTTGTGTTACAGATATTAATTTGACATTCATATCAACTCTCCATCTTCATTTGATCCACCTTGATCAAAATCAAGTCTTTCATTTTCTGCATCAACAATCTCTCTTAGAGTTCCTCTTTCCTCTACATTAAAATTACCAACATCAAAATTGATATAATTATTAAAATATTTAAATTCATTTTCTCCAACTCGTCTACGAACTAAATCATGATGCCCTGTTCCTTCTCTTCCTTGGAATCGAGTTTTAATTGCAATTAATTTATGTGTTCCAAATTGATCACCATCAACTTGAATTTCGTCTTGAGTCTTTCTTCTAAAAATTCCTACAAATGAAGCAAACCATTGCATACGGTCTGATAACGCAATAGCTGAACTATCATCCGTTACTTGCTGTGCATTTCTATTGAAATTCTCTCCTGTCCTATTCAATTGCATAGCTGTAATTACGGGGCATTTAATTTCTTCTGAAATTCTTTTTATCTTATCAATTTTTGCGCCAATCGCTTGATGCTCTGCCCAATTTTGACTTACTTTTTCTCCAGTTAATTTAATATAATCATAAGCAATAAGAGCTTGATTGCCTCTGCCAACTTTTGTATAATACCATCTACGAATAATTGAAGCAACTTCATCAACATTTTTATTCGCTACATGATAATGATAATGAGTCATGCCCTTTACTTTTGGCCAAGCATCTCTTACTTTTTGGATCATTTCTGGATTTTTTCTCCAATTACCAGTTTCAATAAACCAAAGTGGAACACCAGATATACTTGCCACAAGTCTCATTTGAGTATCAAGTGTGCTCATTTCTGTATCAAGAATCAATGCTTTTGTATTTTTATTATGCATATTTGCTGTTTTATAGCAAATATCATTGAGCCACGTACTTTTACCTTGGCCAGGTCTACTTACTATCGCGTAAATATTCCCTTGTTTTAAGCCTCCATATAGATTATTAAAATTGTTATATGGCGTTCTTAATCCAGTCTCTTCCCTTGGATTATTTCCAATTTCTTCGATAATATTTTCCATTTCTTCGAAAAGATTAACTGGTTCGCCTTCAAGATAATATTGACTGACCTTATCATTATAAATTTCATCTACTTTAGAAACAATGGCATCAATTCCATCTTCTGCATTTTCTTTTACATATTTTTTAACATTTTCTGCGGTTTCAAACAGTTCTCTTCTTACTTTAATTTTACTTAATTCTTTGCAAGCATTTAATGTGCCTTGAGAATTAATTTGAGTCATAGCTAAAGCATCAATATATGAAAATATATCAATTTCATCTTTAAAAGATATTCCAAGATTTTTAATTTTTTGAGCCAATAAGATTTTATCTATCTTATTATTCTTATTTAACTCATCTTTTATACATGAAAATATAGTACTATGTACATCATTATAAAAATCTTTTTCAGATATGAATCTTGATATATCAAAAAATATTTCTGGATTTCTAATTAGACCGCCTAAAACATGGCGTTCTACTTGTACTGAATATATGGGCATACTATAATATTGTAGTATGTATTTAATTTTTAGTCAACTATTCTTTTTTCTTGCGTTTCTTTTTACCGATATCAGCAATATTTTGTATTGTACATTCAATATTTAATGAATTCATGGCTTCTGCCCAATAATTTACATATTGCTGTAAAGCCATAGCATTTAATTGATTATCAAATTTTGTCATTACTTGAGGATCACCTTCTGCATTAAAATTAAATAAAATAAATCCGCCAAACGAATTCTCATTTAATGCTTCAAGCAACGACTTCGGAAAATCTTTCTGCACATAAAATTTTACACTAAAATATGTTAATATCGAAATTTTGCGAGAAGAAATTAGGCGATAAATTTTTTAAATCTTTTTCGTATAATTCAATAAATTTAAAATTATTTTTTTGTAACCATTCTGCTTTTTTACAATCTCTTTTTATGCTTTGAAGATAATTCATTCTTGAATTTGCATGAAAAAATTCATTAAAGCTTTCGTGTTGTTCTCCATTTACTTCGACAGCAATTCGTTTTGTTGCATTTAACAAATCAACTTTCATTAAAGATCCATAAACAGGAAACTCTTCATAAACAATATGACTTTTCCAATATTGTTCAAAAAATTTTTTTACATTAAATTGTATTTTGCTACGACTTGGCTTATCCCAATTAATCAAATATCTTGAGACGTTCTTATTTACAAGTTTACCATTTAAACTGTATAGCCTCATGCAGGAATAAGCTTTTTATATTTATCAAAAAGATAATCTGTAATTTTAGGATTTTCTTCTAGATATTTTCTAAAGTTATCCATGCCTTGATGCTGTTTGCTTAATTCTAAATCTGCATCTTTAAGCTCTTTGATAAGATCATCGCTAACAGTAATCCATGCTCCTTTAGCAGTGACAAATTGCCAAGCTATAAGTTGATCAATAATCTCGTATTCTCTCCAAATAGATGTACCATTTTTACGTCCATGTTTAATTGGGTATTCTACTTTATGATTTGTAGTCTCATTTGTGGACTTTTTAATTGTTAATTTAGCTGTATGACCTATGATTTTATTTTTTAATGGATCATATTTTTCATTTGGCTTTTCAAGAATTAGATCTTTATTAAATCTTGGTTCAAATTCTAATATCCAATTCGCAAAATGTAGTAATGCATTTCCTCCTGTTGCTGTTGTTTGTCTAATATCTTTATTCGCAGCATAAGGATCAAGTTTAATATCTGATCTTACTTGACTAATAAATATTGCCATATGACCTCTTTTAGCAAGAGCTATAGACATTTTTTTCATTAAAACAGAAGATATGACTGCGCCTCCTGCGACCTTTGTGGCATCTGAAAGAGTTTTCCCTGCATCATTTTTAGGCATCATTCCGTCTACAGAATCTAAAATAAATAAATATCTTTTATTATCTGGATTATTTTTGACAAGTTCGAGCATTAGTTCCGAAACTGTTTCAAAAATATTTGATTCAAAAACGAAGCAGTTTCCATCTTTCCATTCATCTGGATTTGTTACAAAATTAACTCCTGATCTTTCTTGTATTTCTTTAGAGAGTCTTCCTTCAGCTTTAATTAAAACGCCCCTTGAATTAGGTATAGATTTAAGAAAGTTTTTCATCACTTCTAATGCTTCACTTGTTTTTCCACCTTCATTCATTCCTAAAAATCTATGAAGTCCAGGGCAAAATCCTCCACCCATAACAAAATCTAAATTTAAACTACCAGAAGATACTTTATAGTGAACCTCTTCTTCAAAATTATAATGATCTTATTTATTATCCTTTAAAAAAGCTTTTAACCTATCATTTGCTAGGTTTTCTTGTGGTTGCTCTTCTGTTACTGTTATTGATTCAC